TTATTTATCCTCATCGGCCTTGTCCTTGAGCTTTGCGAGGCAGTCGGTCAGGAACTTTGGGACTGGTGCGCCGAGGTGCGCAGCGTTTTCAACGATGCTACCCAGCTCCGTCACGATGTACCAGATAGCAACCAGCGGGAGAAACGCCGTCTTATATGTAAATGGCAGGTCGAAACCCAAGTCACCGTAGTTGATGATCGCCGACAGGGCCACATCCAGCAGCAACGCCACGAGCATGGCCACAATGCTACCGAGCTTGTGCCACAGGCCCGCACGCGCCACCGCGCTATCCCACGAGCCGGTCGATAGCGCTGCCCACGAGCCAGTAGCGTAGTCCAGGATCATCGCGGCCAGCCAGATTACCACGAGCCAGCCTGTCCACCCCCAGAAAGCCGTCATGCCGGCCAGCACGGCCGAGATGGCCGCTTTCAGCTCCATCGCTTTGCTTGGTGCATTCATGCTTTACCCTCCTTTGCATTGTCAATCATCCGCTGGCAGACGATCATCGCCTGCAGCGCGTCATACGTGACGTTAAGCTCGTGCTTGCCGTCGCCCTGCAGCGCGCCGCGGTCGATAAGCCGCTGCGTCTCCTCGCGCGCCCATGCGGGCACGTCGTCCAGGCTGTAGTAGCGCGGGTTGCGCGCCTCGGCGTAGCGCATGCCGATGATTGCGCCGCGGATCATGTCATCACTGACATTGAGGTCGCCGCTGGTGTCGCCCTGCAACGCGCCGGAGTTCACCAGCTGCGCCGCCTCTTCGCGGTAGTAGCTCGGCATCTCGTCGATGCTGTGGTATCTGATCATATCGTCATCCTCCTCGTCTGTATTTTCAGCGGCCATCTTGGCCGCGACGTCCGCCCGAAAGCCATCCATAGTCAGCCCAAACGCCCGCCACAGGTGTGTGGGGTCTGCGTGTGCGCTGGCGATGCCTCTTGCTGCGCCCTCGGCGTGGCTGATGATTACGCCGTCCTCCAGCGGGTCGAGCGCGTACTGCGCGCACAGCTGCGCGAAAAGCTCCACGGCTGCGGCATACGTCCCGCGCACGTGCGTCTCGGTCGCATCCGTGTCAAGGTCGCGCCAGCTCGCGCCTCCGGTGTAGACGATGGAGGCAGGCTCGGTCATCTCGATGCCGATGTGCGTTGCATTCGCAGCGCCGCCGCAGTGCCATGCGCGCATGGTGTACGGCAGCGTGTGGTAGTACGTGCCGTCACGCTGGATAAAACCGTGCACGCAGACCGACTGGCCGCCCGGCTGGTACTGATTGTAATATCGCGCCATTACCGCCGCGTTAGGCTGCGGGCAGCCGATGCTATGCAGCATGATACCCTGTGGGTATAACGGAATTGACGCCTGATAGCACTTGTTGTTTGTGGCAAGCGCTTCGATGATGTTAATCATGATGTAACCTCTTTTGATATGTGATTGTCATGTGATGCCCTCCCTATCCTTATGCGAGCTCGTGCGATTTCACATTACAAGTCATCCCGCTTTCCTGCGCCGTAACGGTGTACTGCGAGATGCTGACGGTGTCACCGCCAACATCCGTATCGACAAACTTCAACACACTCTTGTTGGTTTCATTTCTGGCGTTAGAGGCGATGATATCAGGCGTATTTGCAACGGACAGTTTAATCTGACGTCCACGCTCGATTGCCTTTCGGATATCAGTATACGTAGCGCCAGTGGCCTGACCATTTGCGTAGGTGAGCGTCAGCGGAAGAGATACAGCGTGGCCATCCACATACTGCTTGATTGTCTTGTTCTGAACTGGGTTGGTAGATGTGTCCGACATAGCAGTGTCCACGGTAACGCCGCCGCTGGCGGAAACCTCAGAGATTTTAGTCTTAACATATTCTACGGTCGCTGCCGCATTGGTGTCTGTGTCCGTCGGCGTTTTCACGCCGGTCAGCAGTGTGGGTGTGTCCTCATTCACGTCAGAAATATCAAGCGCAAAACCAGTGCCGCTTCCGATTGGTGACAGGCCGACACCGATTCCAAGAGGTGCGTTCGCTGGGGCTAGCGTCAAAAAGCCCTGAAACTGTGGGCTGTCATAGCCAACAGCGCCGATATTCTTGCGTGCCTGAAACTGCTGCGCCTCGTCCAAGGTCTGAGCCGCGTCGTATCGCACTGCGCCAGCCCCGGCGGCGTTGTTATCTACATACGCCTTAGTAGCCGCGTCATCGTCCTCAGTCGGCGATGCCACTTTCAGGCGGGCAAGCGGAGCTGTATCGTCGACGTCAACCATGCCATGCGAAATGCGCCCAGCGTCAGAGGCAGCTTTCTCAAAGTGGATACCGCTATCGGATCTCGTCACGCCAGTAGAAACAGACCCGCCAGCTCCGACTGTAAGTCCAACATCCAGATTGCCCGAAATTTCGCCGCCCAGTGTTGACAGCTTGCTATCCAGCGCCGCCTTGACGGCCTTATTCTGTACGGGGTTGGCAGACCCGGCATCCAGCGCTGCATCCACGGTTGTCTTGTTTGCGCCCGCCTCAACGCCGTCCAGTTTGACCTTATCAGCAGCGGACATCAGGCCATTTGCGCTGGCCGTAGCAACGGCGGACTTGCTATCCACATACGCTTTTGTGGCAGCGTCATTATCGCCGGTCGGTGTCGCCACCTTCAAGCGCGCAAGTGGCGCGTCAGCGTCGGCACCGGTGGTTGTCATCTTGGCCGCACCATCACCAGCGGTGGATAGATATACATCGGTTGCAGCATCATCCAGCATGATAACTGGCGACATCACCATCGCGTCGCCCTTGACGTAAGTCTGCGCTTCCAGCACACCGCATTCCGCGTACCCGGCAACCTGCAGATCGCCGGTGATCTCTGCACTGCCTTCAATTTTTCCGCCAGTCTTGTCGTACTTTTTTGCTGTCTCGGCCTTAATTAGCGTGACCAACCTGGCCGACGCCAGCGGCCCAACAGCTTTATTATCGTTTGCCATTGTAGTAGTGCCCCCTTATCAATTCGCGTCCCAGATGGCTTGCATCTCGTCCGCGGACATGTATGTCACGCCGCTACCTTCCGCAAGCGCATCAAGCTTAGTCTTATCCGCAGCAGACATCAGGCCAGCCGCGGACTGTGTTGCCGTTGCTGTACTAGCCTTGCCTGACAATGCGGCAGTGATAACCTTATTTTCAACCGGATTTGTGGACGTGAGCGAAAGTGAACTATCAACAACGATAGATGCTCCTCCACCGCTTCCACCTCCACCTCCACCGCCGGTAAAGCCACCGGAACCGCCAGAGCCAACGCCAGAAGAAATAACACTTGTAATGCTTCCTTTTTTTGCCCCTATCGTGATTCTTGAGTTGGAAAGCTGGACCAAGTCCGTCGAGACACTGTTAACAACCATCTCAGCGTCAATGCCGTGCGGAGGAGAAAGCACGCGGACAGAATCGCCAACCTCAAACGACGAGATTGTTTTGTCAAGATTGTGCAGGTCAATCGCGGTCAAGGTGATTGTGTTGTTCATTGCAGCATACCGTGTTAGATATGCCTGTCCATAAGATTTTACAACAGACGGGTCATCACTGTCAACCTGTATTGTCTTGTCCACACGCCCATAGCGCAGCTCAACCTCTTCGTTTTGCAAATATATGATTCCGTTGTTTACACTAGCGATTGTGAGACCTTCTTTGCCGAGCGGCCAGACACGCGTAACAAGCGTACCAACTTCCAGCTGGTCTTCAATGTTCACTAGGTTTGAGCCAAATGCAATCTGCTGGTTGTTTCTGCGGCCGATTGTGCTGGTGTAGTTGATGCGCACATCACCGCCAACATAAGACGCCCAGATGTAACCGCCCTTGTCCGAGCGCACCTCTTTCAACAGCTCAAAAATATTTTTGCACTCTTGGCTGTGGTCGGCAGTGAACCTTCCGAACTCATCGATAACACCGGCAGAAATGTGCCGATTGTCAGAAACGCCATTGTTATAGTTGGTAATCAACGAATTCACATAATACTTTGTATTGATCCCGGATACCGAATCCGGCGCGCGAATAACATCTGCCATCAAAGCAATCATACCGTCGCAGCTTACAACAGTATCGCCTCTAAAATTTTTGCTAACACTGTTTGCCGTTCCGCGAAAGATTTCTGCTCCGTCAGATTCAAGCCTGATAATGGACGCGTGCGGTGTAATCTGCCCGGCCATGTCGTTTGACGGCGGTAGTGTGAATTCCAGCGCGCTGACGGAGTTGATTTCGTCCGTCAGCGTGCCAGAGATAATTTCTTTGCCTTTCGGCTGCGAGGTTGCAAAAAGGAACTGGTTGTCTACATATCCAACAAACATCAAAGAATCTCCTGTTCATACGACAATTTGAGGATTCCGGCGGTTTCTCCAGCTGCTGTGATGTCACACCCGCCACGCGGGATTGTAAAGTATGGGTTCGATGTGCTGCCAGCGGAAAGCGAAATTTGCTTGCCGTCCACGTTTACAATAACATCCTGTGTCATCGCTTCGTAAGTCGGCGTCTGAATTTTATCCCCATTTATAAGATGAGTAGACGAAAAATCAGAAAGAAGCAGGCTGATGTTATTAAACTGCGTGTTTCCGAAGGTCACATTAAAGCAAAGCACGATGGTGCTTGACATTGTGGTAAATTCAGCCGAATCCTTGAGAGCGCCCTTGAGAATCGTGCCAGTTTTGCTTGCATCTCTAATCGTGATGTTCCCGACGTTTGTCGGAGCGGCGAACAAAAGTTTGTACTTTTTGTTGGCCGTCAGGCCGGTGACCGTCAAGTACAGAGTGCCGTCTCTAGGCAGTGCTGTGCTCCCAGGCAAGTAGATAATCATGTCTTTCCCCAAATACGTATCGTCTACATAGCTATACTGCATCGTGCCGAGAGAAGCAACGGTTTCGATTGTCGCGGAAGATGTCGCTGGCATAAGGTTTCCTGACGCGTTGATGGTGACGTTTGTGGCTACAGGCGCAAATGTAGACCGCCTGAACGGATTAGCATCAATCGTCAAAGTAACAGTACGAAAATCCGATTTATAATCGTCGGTGATGTCGATAAGCCTACCGTAGTAGTAATATTGGCCAGTTGTCTGCGTAACTTCTTCAAACATACATTTTACCATCCGGCCAAGGTACTTTCTCCTGAACTCGTCGAAGTCATAGAAGCCATACGTTGAACCAGATGTTTTCCGCAACGTAACTTCGATTTTCCTGTTACCATAATGCAGTCCTTGCGCTTCGGAAAAATCCATCACACCGTCATTGGTGTTAATGTCTACCGTGTCGGTTTTAACAACGGGATTATTAATTTTTGCAGATACGACGACTACGTTCGACCCTGAATTAGGATCAATAACATCCCATGTATCTGACTCAAGCAGCGCGATTTGAAACATCAAAAGTTTTCCCATCAGGCCATCGCCCTCCTTTCGTTACCAGCGTAAATACTGCCAAGACCCTGATTCATGCGGTCAGAGATGCCACCGACGAGAGTGTTTCCGTCAAGATAGATTCCAATCTTGCTAATCTCGTCGTGAATAGCCGCGCGAATGTTGTTTTGCGCACTACCAGAAGCAGACGCTCTCGCGCTGATCGTACCAACGTCAAACCCGCTTTTGATGCTATTAACGGCACCGCTGACAGCAGACATCATGCCGGGCATACCAGCGTCAATACCGTTCACACCGCCGTCCATGACGTACTGGAAAACCTTTTTTGACCACTTCGACGGTGAATGCTCATCGAATCCGTCTTTGCCAGTGAACCAGCCCTTGATCTTGTCAACAACGCCCTGAACCTTGCCCTTGAGCCACTCAACCTTGTCGTTTATGCCGTTCCAAATGCCAGTCAACAAACTTGAGCCAATGTCCTTCCAGTTAAATTCCTTGAAAGCGTTCACAATCGCCAGAAAAATTCTGGGCAACTGCGTAATCATGTTCGGGATTGCCTCAATCATACCCATTGCGATGGAAAGCGTGATTTGAATAGCAGCGAGTATAATATCATCGAGGTTTGTTAGGATGCCGTTGACGATTGCCATGGTGATGGTAGGAATAGCCGCCACGAGGTTAGGAATGGAATCAAGGATCCCGTTTACAAGTGACATCAAAATCTCAATGCCAGCATCGATGATCTGCGGGAGCGCGACAATCAGACCAGCCACAAGGTTTCCGATAATTACCGGAGCAGACTGAAAAACAATGGGAACGGCTTCCGTAATACCATTCACAAGCGCAAGAATGATTTCAATCGCGGAATCGATAATCGCAGATAGCGTAGATGGGTCTGAAAGTTTTTCGCCAAACGTGTAAACGAGATTTACAACGGCGGGATATAATTTTTCAACGAATTTCGAAATACCATCAGCAAGATCAGTTACAATAGTGGCACCGGAGTTGACAATGTCACCGGCTTTGGCTGTAATACCGTTGATTAGTTCAAGGACAATATCACCAGCCGATGCGAAAAGTGTTGGCAAGCTGCTAGTGATTGCATTTGCAAGCGACCCGATCAAACTTGCACCAGCAGACACTACATCCGGAAGCGCATTAACGATCGTATCGACTGCAAGCGGGATTATATTTTGCGAAGCCGATGACACGAGCTTCGCAACGCCTTTAATAGATGTTTCAATTCTAGGGATAAGATTGTTACCGGCCGTAACAGCGCTGTCGACAAAGTTGCTTACAAGTTTATCAAAATCCTGATTATCATCAGCGATGCCAACAATAAGGTTTTTCCATGCAGATTTCATCGCGGAAACGCTTCCCTGAATCGTGGTTGCTGCTTCCTTCGCTGTCGTTCCAGTGATGCCCATTTCAGTCTGCACAACATGGATTGCATCCACAATATCCGCGTAACTGGAGATGTCGTATTCAACGCCGGAAAGCTTCTGCGCGTCAGAAAGAAGCCGTTCCATTTCTTCCTTCGTTCCGCCATATCCAAGCTTCAGGTTATCCAACATCGTGTAGTTCTGCTTGGCAAACCCCTGATAGGCATTCTGAATCATTTCCATGCTGGTGCCCATCTTGTTCGCGTTATCGGACATGTCGGTAATAGCAAGATCGGCCTTTTCAGCCGCTTCCGCCGTGTCACCGTCAAGGCTCTGCAACAGGGATGCGGAGAAGCTGGTAACGGTTTCCATGTACTCGTTCGCGGAAAGCCCGGCGGTTTTGTACGCGTTATTGGCATACTCCATCACCGCGTCTTGGCTCTCCTTGAAAAGTGTCTCCACGCCGCCAACAAGCTGTTCGTAATCCCCATATGACTTCGTAGCCGCAGTCGCCAAAGCTGCAACTCCTCCAGCAGCAGCAGAAACAGCAGCTCCGACAACTTTGGCTGTCACGCCAAGTCCCTTGCTTACTTTGCTTCCAAGACTTGATGTCTTTTTACCGACATCATCAATGCCTTTTTCCGCTCCTGATGTGTCGGCTCCAATTTTAACAAAAAGCTCAAAAAGATTCAATTTTTCACCACCAGACCACAACGTTTGATAACATCATCCGCTATTTCCTCCGCCGGACGATTGTCAACCGGCTTCGGATTCACAACATCTTCAAACTTTGCTTTTATAAATTCACCACCGTTAAAGTTTGCGGTGTTTTTGGTAATCATCCGCAGACACTCGGCGGTGTATAAACGATAGGCTGATTGTTCAAGCCTATTTTTAAGCAATTTCGGCAAAAGAACAACCAGCCCATGTACACTGCATTTAGGCGCGCACGACAGACAGATTAGGCACTCGTCTCCACCGGCGCGCAAGATTTGAAAAAATCGATCATGTCCTTGTCTGATGCAAGCTCCTTGACCTGCTGCATCGTGACCATGATGTTCTGGCTCGCAATGTCTTTGACAGCGCAGCCATTCACAGCCGCGAGGATGCCAAATACATCGTCACGGTGCTTTTTTAGGATGATCGGCAGGAGCGTGCTAATCTTCTGCACGCCAAAAGTGTAAAGTTCAAGCCTCGACAGTTCGGCGGAGCTTTCAATCTTACTTTTAAGCTCTGTTGCAAGCTCCTCGTCTGTCAGGATGTTAAGCGCATAAGCGCCAGCCTCGCAAAGCACGTCTGCCGCGCGAGAAGTATCAAGCTCAGAAAGTTTCATATCACACGCCTCCTAGGTTATTACATCAGCCAGCTTCGGCAGTGCCAGCCTTGATGTACAGCTCGAACGGCACCGTGTCCTGAGCACTCATAGAATAATGAGCAGTGTACTCGAACGCAAACTGACCTTTCGCCTTGTCGGCAGTCTTAATCTGGAATCCTCCCGTGGACAGAGCGTTCATCATGTGGATAGCGACGAAACCGCCATTCGTGTCACCGTTTTTGTCGGAATAATCACCAACAATCCAGATATCGCTGAAGTCAGCCTGAGCAAGATCGTTCCTCGGCGTGACCTTCGTCGTGTCGGACTGGCCAATGTCTGCAGCGCCGATAAGAGATTTAGCGACTGCTGTGTCAATTGTGACAAAAGTTCCGGAGCACTTCGCTTCCCAACTGTCGAGCTTTTTAAGCTCCTTCATGTTTTTCGGGCAATTATCGATATCCTCTCCGAAATCGGTATAAGTCGGTGTCGCAGTAAAATTGATGCCGCCAGTAGTCGCGCCAATGATTGATTTATTTTCAACAGTTGCGGTTGCGGGGTTAAAATCACTCAGAAGCACACCGGCATTCAACTGCAAATTTTTGAATGCATTTTCAGGGATTTTCGTGTATTTCAAATTTTTCCCTCCGTTCAGTCAGCGGTCATAAATTCCGCTGTAATGTTTAGATATTTACGTTTGATAAGGTCATCACTTTCGTCGCCCATACTCTGAGCGAACGGTTGACCTCGTTTCAGCCAAATCGCGCCGCCATCACAAGGAATAATCTTTCCTCCACGGCTGATTTTCTGGCTGATTTCTTCCGTTTTGGCATTGATATCCGTCCAACTTTCGCCACGATACCACAGGGAGGAGGTAGCGGTTACCTCACGGTCAAAACTGTCTGTTACAAGTTGATATGTCACATACGGAAAAGCCGAATCCGTGGGAACTGTGTTCTCCTCATAGGCGGTCAAGCCAAAGGATGACCAAAACTGATAAATTGCAGCAGCTTTTGTCATGCAGGAATCCACTCCTCCGCAGTTACTTGGGCGAACTGGAACGATGCAGACGGTGGAGTGATTTTATCATCACCGTCAGAAGTCACGCGGAACACTTTTCCGTCACGCAATCTTTTGAGCGTGTCATGGTATTCCAGCTTGCAGTTTAGCGGTACCGTAATGGTATACAGGCTTGTGACGCCCTGTTTTTCTGCCGTTCTGGCTTCCATGGAGGTGTTAAAAGTGATAGCCGCCTTGAAAGATGCACCGTCAACCCATTTTGCCGGGAGAAATCCACTCTCTCCGTCAGGCTCACGCCTCTTTTCCATCAAAACGACATCTTCCATCGCTTGCGTTAATAGGCTCATAATAGAACTGCACCTCCCCATTTTCAGACTTGTTAACCATAATGTTGATACCGTTGCTGTTGACATACAGTTCTACCATCTTCAAGCACGCCTCTGCGGTTGCTCTATCAACGGTCATTTTGGCTTTTACTTCCACGACCACATTTTCCAATACTTTTGCCATCACAGTTTCCTCCATTTTGATAGACGGCTCGCAAACACCTTTTGCCACCCGCTTCCGTCTCCACCGTCCACATCTGTAAATTTACTGTACGAATAGCCGCCAAAACTTTCGGAGCTGTATGGGGAAGGTTTTCCAGCATCGCTCTTGTTGTATTCCTCAATTTCAGCGGAGAGGGCGATTAGGCTAGGAGGCACCGCCATCGCCCAGACCGCACCATGGAAAACCTCATCAGTAAGGTCGGCCGCAGGGTATTGATGAACTCCATCATTGAACACGGAGCCGATAATTCGGAAGTATTGTCCTTCCTGCAAAAAGTCAAGCGGCGCAATGCTTCCACCGCTGATAGTATAGGTCTGAATGTGTACCCCATTCGGCACAACGAACCAATTTCGCAATTCTGCGCAGATTTCGGTGAGTATCACGTCGCCCTCCTTGATATTTTTAATTTCACCAGCCGCCAATGATTAGTAGCGACACGGATTTTTGATTGTCCGCAAATCACTTTTTCAGGTTCGCGCTGCGACTTTCGAGTTTCACTCTTTTATACCGCTGGAAACAAGCGGTCAATCATTGTTGGTATTTTCAGTTTTCTTTCGTGTCCGCTTAGGCTTTTCTGCGATTTCTTCAATCAGAGGAACTCCCAGCCGGTTCTTGTCGCTTGACAGTTCTGCGATCCGTTCAGCCTCAACCTCCACGCCATTGTGGGGGAACGTGTCCCCCACATGATAGACATGACTCGCTTTCAGGTCGGTAAACGACTTAATTACCCTGTACATTAAGCACCAAAGGTAACCTTTGCGATGCCATCCAGATACTCAGCCCACAGAGCCATGCCCATCAGAGCGTAGCTTTCGCCAACGGCGGTGGAGTAGTTGCCCTGTGCGTGGAAGCCGATCAGGTTGGTTTCGCCCTGCGTGGTGTAGTTCAGGCCAAGGCGTGCGAACTCGCTGTCACCTGGGTCAATGTAGTACAGGTCGATGTTCTCCACAGGAGTAGCAATAACCGTACCACGCTCAATCTGAGTGGCCGGGAGCAGGAACAGGGTGGAGTAGCCAAGGAAGTCCTTGATATAGGTCAGGCCGAACTGGGTCTGAACGGTAATGTCAGACGCGCCCAGATAATCGTATGCGTCCAGAATGTTTGCAAAGCCGACAACGCCGGTAACATCCTTCTGCATAGTCGCAAACTTGTTCAGCACCTCGCCCTGCGCTTTTGCCAGAGCATCCTGCCAAGTGGTGGCAGTCTTTGTCAGAGTGCCAGTCTTGAGGAAGGTATAGAACTTAGTCAGGACAACGTTCTGAAGCTTAGTCAGGAACGCATCATCGGACTTTTCAACAGCGATTTCAGCGCCGTACTTGTTCACGTCCTCGATGGGGACGGCCTTTGCATACTTCTCGATGGTCAGGTCAGCCTTTGCCGCCTGAGTAATAGTTGCCTTGCTGTAAGGAATAACTTCGCCCGGCTCAACAGCGCCGCTTTCCAGCGTAACATCAGCGGTGTAAGACACAAGGGACGTGCCGGGGGTCTTTCGGATGGGGCGCATAATGCCCAGAATGTTTCTCAGCGCCTCCCAGTTGTCGCCAAAGCGGGTGACAAAGTCCTTCTCGCGTGCGGTGACGCTGGTATAGACGTTGGGGAGACTGTCACGGGGATTAGTCAGAGTTTCAACTTTAGTAGCTGCCATTATAAGATTCCTTTCAATTCAGTAGTTCAGGATTTTCGGCAAGCGCTTTCTGACGTTCAGCCGTAGACAACTTGTATCTACCATGCTCATCCTTAGCATAAATTTCGGCCTTTGTCAGCTTAGCACCGCCATTGTTTACAGGGGGAGTAGAAGTCTTTGCCCCGGTCGTTGTGGTGGTAGTCACATATTCAGCCCATTCCTCCCGCACAGCCTTGATGTGGTCATTTGCGCCTTTCAGTTTGCCATCTTCGCCAAGTTCAATCTTGTCCCATTCGGCATACTTGATGGCCTTTTCAATGCCCTTTTCGCTAAGGTTTGCATCTTTCAGAATGGCTCTATATGCGGCTTCCTTTGCGGCTTTAGTTTCCTTTGCGGCAACCTCTGCCTTGTAATCGTCAAAAGACTTCTGGAGGGATTTATATTCCTCGCTGTCCTTGACATTTTCAGCCTTTGTAGCAGGCTGTTTTTCAAGTTCCGCTTTCACCTGTTCCTCGGCGTAAGCGTTCCTTGCGTTCAGATGCTCAGATACAAGCGCATCCTCAAATTCTTTCGGAATCTCAACCCCGCTTTCCTTTGCGAGGCTTCGAATAGTCGCTCTTGTGAATGCCATATTACAATCTTCCTTTCCTTCGGTGGCGTTTCATTGCCATTTGATTGTATATTCTGTGAATATTATACAACAATTTTTTGGTTTGTCAATGCCCCATAATTACAGGGCGTTCGCATCTTGCCAAGCCTTGTAAATCTTTTCGCCTTGAATAGCAATCCAATCTACCATTTCTTCATTCTTTGCCCACGAATTGTCGATGCCAAATGTGTTATCTTGCAATCCGCTTTCATTAAAAAACGCGTGAACAATTTCGTGCCGTAGATTTGCTTTATTGCAAGCATCAATGGTAGTCTTTTCTTCATATTCCCACCCTTTATAGGTGTTCATATCGCACAAAACAATCTGCTTTGCAAAACCATCGCAAAAAGCGCCGATTGACCGCCGTTCAAACGCTTCTTCCTCGTCATACTTTTTCACGATGATTTCATAGGGCGTGCCCAAAATGTTTACCGTCATTTTTACCTCCCAATAAATACCCATAGATTAGGCGTTTTTCATGCTATCTTCCATAAGTCGCTTGTATTCGTCGGTGTGTTCCGTTGCGGCGCGTTGGAGCATATGGACGCCTGGACGGCCTCTTGCGCCAAGTTCAACGTACTGCCCGTATGGTTTATCAGGAAACTTATCAACCATTGTTCCGATGTAAGCCGCTTTTTCGTCTGATTTCACTTCCACACCAATGCTGTCACGGAGTGTACCAGTTCTTACAGGTGTATTGTCTTTTGCGTAACCCTGTGCGGCGGCTCCGATTTTAACAAGTCCGGATTCTATCGCACTATTCAAAGCACTCAGGACTTCATCGAGATTGTCCGTAAATACTATCGAGTTGCCCGCCATTTCATCCACTCCCCATAGGTCATATTGGCTATTTCTTGCGATGTAGTACCTTTAAAGCTGCTCGGCTTTTTATAGCTACCAGTAACCGTCCCAAGGCGTGAAGATCGCGTTTTTCCTTTTGATTGGCCTACACCGTATTTAAGCGAACATCGGCAGTTGCAAATTTCTTCTGGTGCTCCGTTTGGGTCTCTCGGTCTTGTCAACCCTGGTGCAAATTCATCATCCAACGCAATTTCTTCCCCGTCTCTGTCAGCGTGCGCATCTCTTGTGCGGTTGTCAAGCGTCGATATCCAAATCTTTGTAACGGAGTTTCCCATATCCTCTGCGCGGTACATACCGTCAAGCCGTGCTTTGTTTTCGGCATCAGTACCCATACCGATATTGTGCATACTTGCAGAATTTCGGTTTTTCTCAACGGTGCTATTGGCTGACCGCTTCATAATGGCAGACGCCCCCAGCAAAAGCAAAGAACCGGCAATAACGGACTTTTTCAAGTTATCCTTGTTCCAGTCCGTGTCCTTTTTCCGGTCAACGGTCTGTTTCGTATATCCGCTATACTTTTCTGCTTCGGCTTCGGTGATTTCCTGCGGCGTAAAACCATCAATATCCTTTGCCATTTCAGCATTTATGCAGTTGTAATTCAACGCATAAATGGACGGGGTCTGCGAGTTGATATATGCCGACGCTTCCACATTTGCCTTATACAGATCATCGGCAACATTGGCAGACAGAGAAACAAATTCTTTGCTTCTTACCACTTGCCGATAAAAGCGGATATATGCCTTTTTGGCTTTCCGCTTTTCGTCCTCTGTTTCTGCATCCTTGTAGGCTTGCAATAGTTCCTCTGATTTTTCGCCAATGGACTTTGCATAATCAGCCATCTTTTTCTGTACGGTCTTTTCCGCTCTGGAATAAATGGCAGACAGCCGCTTTTCCATTTCTTCCAGTTTTTCGTCTGTTAGTCGGTGCGCTTTGTCTGCCAT